GTTATAAGAGATATGTGTTTGTACTTAGATTTCCACAATTGCTTTTTGATATGTATGTTAGATTGGTAAAGTTGGGTGATGATCATGTTTTGTGTAAGAACAAAGTGATCGATTGGACGCCAAAAACTCTAGGTGCGGATTTGGAGAAATATTTGGGTCAGAAATATACCAGTGCTTTTAAAGATCGTCCTTTAGGTGATGTTTGTGAGAAATTTGAAGAAATTTTGTTTCTTGGAGCGCAACCAGTCAAATTGAGGGGTCAATGGACTGGAGCTTTGCGTCAAGCGACCCTTTGGGAGACCATTCAGTGGACTAGGGATAAGAATATGAGTCTTGAGCAAGTTGTTGAGCAGATGTTAGAGTGTGCCACCCAATGGGGTGAAGTGTTTTATATGAATTATTACACTGCTATACAACAAGCCTATTTGAGAGCTGGAAGAAGAGCACCAATGTTTAGACCTTGGAAGGAGTTATCGAGAGTTGTAGCGAACCGCCAAGCGGCATCAGGTCATAGTTTTTATGGCTTTATTGCTGAGGGGCCAATGGAGAGTTCGGCTGGGTTTTCTGATACGAGTGTTCTGGTGGAGGGTCTAACTACTATTAAGACTAGTGATATGCAGAATAGTGTTGAGACTGACGCGTCTTCTATGAGTGTATTAGCTAGCAAGTCTATTAATGAGAAAGCGATGGATCTGGGCTATGGTCAACAAAGTTTGATAAAACGGACTTTCTTTGACTGGAGTTCAGCTTCAGCGACGGGTACTAATCTATTGACAATTGAGATTCCTTTTGGAATGTTGGCTTTAGGTAATGTGAATAACATTCAGAATATGCCATGGAATAATTTCATTTATGCTGTGACAGAACCTGAGATAGTGATTCAGATCAATGGTACTCCTACTCAAGCAGGATCATTGATATGCTATTTCCAACCGCTATATTCTGGGTTAGTGGATATCAACAGTAAGTGCGCTTTAGAGCACTGTTGGTTATCGCCTAATAAGAATACAACACAGAGTTTAAAGATACCTTTTAGGTTTTGGAGATCAGCCTTGAACACTTACGCTGGTGCTTTGGGAACGGAAACGTTGGGCACTTTTAAGATTGATGTTATGTCACCTTTGATTAGTAAAGCGGC